AAACCGGGGTTGTAATTTTGGAGCCTATGATAAATAAAACAAGGTGGAAATATGTGTGTAGGAATTGTCCGTTTGTTCCGGACAAGGTTCCAGCATTCTGTGGATCGTATGTACGACCACTGGATACCTGGAGAATGCGATGGATTCCCGATGCGCCTGACTATGTTCAGACGATGCGTATCTCCAAGAGAACCGGGGAACTCGGTAAGCGACCGATGAACCTCCCGGACCGTTGTCTGGCCTGTAAAGCGAAGTACAGGCGTGCTACGAGGATGGGTAAGCGTATGGACCGCATCCACGCTGTGGCAAAGTCCTACAAGGACGGACGAAAGATTCCGAAATTGTTAACTTTCGCTTTGCCTTCTCAATGGTTTTCGTGGGACGGATGCCTCACCAGTAGGGAAGATGAAATCCGGGCACTGGGTAAACTTCTGCCCCGAGCTAGGGCTATCCTTCAGGAGAACGGTGTTGAAGGAGGAAGTTATGTTCTCGAGTGTACATACAAATGGACACCCGATCTAGATAATTTTACACATCCGAAATACAAGTTTCATGCGCATGTGCATATGGTTGCGATAGCACCGTACATTCACTATTCTAAGTTGAGTGAATGGTGCCAACAGTTGATGCCGATAGGTTTGGGTCGTATCAACTATCAAGCAGTCAAAAACCGTAGAAAGACTGCTGTTTATGTTTCTAAATACCTCGTCAAAGACAAGGTTCAGTGTAGAACTTTTGGGATTATGCGTGGTCAATCATCGATGAAAAAATAATCGATCCATGCAAGTCCGGTGCCAACAACACCGACTCCGAATCCTAGTACATCGAGGAATGGCAAAGGGCCGTCCATGGCTGCTAATGATGCACCCGCAACGATGGACCGGGTGGTTTTGGTAATTGCACGTTCTAACTCTGACATTTCATTGAAGCGCTGTTGCTCTTCCATTTCGTGGCGATAAGAATCAGCCACTGTTTGAATTACGGGGATTTTCTGTGCGTGGATCATCCACTCCATTTTGTCTTTATTAATTATCATTCAACCCACTCGTATGTACAGCGTGTGCAAATGCAATGCATCAAGTCTTGGACTTTGATATACTCAACTGAGATATTGGTTGAGTTGCATTGTTCGCACGATCTAAGTTCCATGTATTCACCGACGTGCCTTGCGAGCACCAACACGACGGCCGTTTTGGTACTTGTATTGAATTTTAGTTCCCTTTCGGAATTTACCCGAAGAGGACTTCTTTGCAAATGGTTTTCCGTAGGTAATCTTGCCAGTTTTCTTTTTGTATTGTTTCCTTGCCATCAAAAGCACACTCCGTTGAGTTGGCCAAGGACCCGGTCACTAAGACCGAGGAGGTGAACCAGTATTGCAAGAGCAATCATCTCGGTTCGGTTGTCTTTGATGTAGGTGAGGATACGAGCAGCGGTGGCCGAATCCTTGACAGTGGTAGCGGTATCAGCGTCCATTTCAAGCACGCTCCGCATACACGCCGTGGTAAGTTCCAACGGCGAGGTTGATGACCAAACGGAAAGCAGTGCTAACTCCGTGTGGATCTACACAGATAAGACCGAACGGTGCGCAGAATCCGCTTGCACGTCCGACTCGACCAACACCGACTTCAGTTCCGATTCGGGAAACATGTTGCATGTTGTTGGTTCCTTCGCCAATGTAGTACGATTGGTCGTAAGGTGTGTTCACGTTGTCTTCTCGTAAGTTCTCGATGATATCATTGATTTGTTCCTCTGAAGAGAAATCGAAGAGATTGAGCAATGGGTCAGTTACCGCATTGACATCTGTTTCCGGAGTAGCGTCGCTTTCCGGTTGTGCTCTAGTCTCAGCGTAACTCTTAATGAGACCGATGCTTACGTGATGGCCCGGAGCACCTCCACTAACGTGAGGTCCGAGCATGTGAGCATTGAATTCATCAGCATCTTGGACACCATCGTTGTTGTCGTCGGCTGATGTAAATTGTGAGTAGTCCCAATCATCAGAGATGATGTCAACACTACCACCATTGATACTGTGAAGTGCTGGTTTGGCGCTTCCCGTAGTTCGGTGAAGGTCGCTCATGTAGACTTTGAAATCATGGTACTTTCCAACCGGGAAATCAGCCATGTTGTTCATCTTTTGAAAGATTTTGAATCCTCGATTCCAAGCGTTCTTGGTAATCCAATTATCTGGGAGTGTGTGTAGATCAACCACTCCTGTTTCATTGTTGTAGATTTCAACCGAGTTAATGTAGTAGTAACATCCAGCACGGTAAAATTTGCGGTTGACGGCAGAAAGTGCCTTGCCAACGTCCACGAATTGCGTGGATCCACCATCGAACTCGAACGAAAGTCGAGTGACTGTTGGTGATGTTTTCTTGTACTTCTTTGCCGGGAGATTTGCGCCTGCCATAGAAGAACCTATCATGATAGGGTTAATGAGGTTTTATTTTTACACCGAGTGTAAATTAATCTCTACTGTAGTTAAGTAACATACATTATACGACAAGATATGGTCCGAGAACGAACCGAGGAAGGAGACCTGCTGGAGGACATTTGTCCTCGATGTGGAGATTGTAGATTGCAGACATGGAACGACCATCCGATCGTAGTCTGCTTTACATGCGCTTGGCAAATTGATGCCGAGGCATGGTGTAGATCCTGGAGGGATTTGGAATGAAAGCAGGCCTCGCCATGGGCGGGCATGGCTCCGCCACTGCTGCTGTCAACCGCTTCGCGTGTACTTACCGTTGGATACTGGTGAACGGTAAGGAAGATTGCCGAGGGAATAACGCCAAGGGGCGGTGTGCTGCATGAGTGCGTTTGATTGGATCACATACAAATGCAGGGTTTGTCACCAGACATACCTCGCTCGGAGAATAAACCCCGAATGCCCTTTCTGTTTAGGATACAGAAAACCGGGGTTGTAATTTTGGAGCCTATGATAAATAAAACAAGGTGGAAATATGTGTGTAGGAATTGTCCGTTTGTTCCGGACAAGGTTCCAGCATTCTG